ATTATGGAATATTATTCTTAGATTAGTTTTACCCGACCAGCCAGCGGGATTAAGAAACATAAACCATCCATATTTGGGGGATTGTCTGGCTGGCATGAACCCGATATGGATTTTTTAATTTTATGACATACGAAGAGTTTATTGCCCGAAAAAAACGAACCATTAATGAATCTGGTTTTCATATTGAAATATCAGAACTTAATTCAAAACTATTCCCTTTTCAGGCGTTTTGTGTACAGACTGCTTTAAGAAAAGGCAAATTTGCATTCTTTGAGGATTGCGGATTAGGTAAGACATTCCAGCAGTTAGAGTTTGCTTATCAGGTAACTAAAAAGACTGGATGTAAGGCGTTATTATTAGCACCTTTGGCAGTTGTAGGGCAGACTATAAAAGAGGCATCACGATTCGGATATTCACTTGTAGAATATGATTCTAAAAGTCCTATGCAAATTGCAAACTATGAACAGTTAAACAATATTGATTGCTCATTATTTGATTGCATTGTTCTTGATGAAAGCTCAATCATTAAAAATTTTGATGGAGCAACCAGAAAGCTGATAATAGATCAGTTTGCAAATACATCTTATAAATTAGCTTGTACGGCAACCCCATCACCAAATGACCCGATGGAATTAGGGAATCATTCAGAGTTCCTAAATATTATGTCTTATAATGAAATGCTTGCAATGTACTTTGTTCATGATGGCGGAGATACGGCAAAATGGAGGCTTAAAGGACACGCAAAAGAACGATTTTATGAATGGGTTTCTGAATGGGCTATCATGTTATCAAAGCCGGATAATATAGGCTTTAAAATGCCCGGATATGCTTTGCCTGAATTAAAACTAATTGAGCATAAAGTAAAAACAGATGACCGGGATAATGGTCAGTTATTCAATGATGTTGCCGTTTCTGCAACTAATTTTAATACCGAATTAAGATTAACAAAGATTGAAAGACTTTCACAGGCTGCCGATATTGTCAATAATTCAACTGAAAATTTTATCATTTGGATTAAGCAAAATGAGGAAGGAGAATATTTAAAGAAATTAATTCCTGATTCAATCGAGGTTAAAGGATCTGATACGAACGAATTTAAAAAGTCAAAACTATTAGGATTTGCAAATAATGATTTTCGGGTATTGATAACTAAAACCAAAATAGCGGCTATGGGTATGAATTACCAAAACTGCCATAATCAGATTTTCGCTTCATTGGACTTTTCATTTGAAGGCTTATATCAGGGCATAAGACGTTCATACCGATTCGGTCAGGAACATCCGGTAAATATCTACCTGATTACAACCGATACAATGACAAATGTAATTCAATCAATCAGATCCAAACAAAAACAATTTGAACACATGCAAGAATCAATGAGTAAAGCAGTAATGAAAAATATAAAATCAGAATCAAAAACGGAAATTATCCGGGAAGTTAAGACTGAAAAATCAGATAACTTTGAATTATTCTTAGGGGATAGCGTTCAAACAATTAAGAACATTCCAGATGAAAGTATTGGGTTTTCGATATTTTCCCCTCCGTTTGCAGAACTTTATACCTATTCCTCAGAACTTGAAGATATGGGTAATTCAAAAGATTACAATGAGTTCTTATTTGCTTTTAACTTTTTGGTAAAAGACATATTTCGCATTTTATGGTCTGGCAGGAATGTTGCCGTTCATTGCATGGACTTACCTATTCAAAAAGGCAAAGAGGGGTATATCGGGTTACGTGACTTTTCAGGCATGATATTAAAAGCGTTCACAGATGCCGGGTTTATTTATCATAGCCGGGTTACATTATGGAAAAATCCAGTAACTGAAATGACAAGAACTAAGGCATTAGGGTTGCTTCATAAGCAAATTAAAAAAGATGCTTCAATGTCAAGAGTTGGAATACCTGATTATTTAATGGTATTTAGAAAGCCTGGGGAACATTTGCATCCTGTTATTCATCAAGATACAGACCCTGCAAAACCTGGTTATTTACCTGTTGATATGTGGCAGAAAATAGCATCTCCAGTTTGGATGGATATTGATTATGGCAATACTTTAAATCTAAAAGGAGCAAGGGATGAAAAGGATGAAAAGCATATTTGCCCTTTACAACTTGATACGATTGAAAGATCATTACATTTATGGACAAATAAAGGTGATACTATTTACACGCCTTTTGCTGGCATTGGTTCGGAGTTATTTCAGGCTATCAAAATGGGGCGAAAAGCTAAGGGCGGAGAGTTGAAAACATCTTACTTTAATTTGGCAGTCCGTAATTGTCAAAATGCAGAGATTGGTAAGAATCAGACTTTGTTGTTTTCGTAATGACACTTAAACGCATCAAAACCAACGGACAAGGCGATGCGGTCAACAATCCTGAAATCCGCTCAAAGCCCAAACCTAAACCATACCGAGAACCTGATTGGTTACGAAAATACAGATTAGACCGGGAGCGGTGGTTCTGGCAAAAGTACCCGGAGCAAAGGGCATGGATTGAGGAGTTTGTGGCGGAGATGAAGAGAAATTGGGAAATTCAAGATAAAAGGAAATGAATAAAGTAAAAAACATCATAATATTTGTACAATTTGAAGATGATAAAATTCATCAGGTATTGTCAAGTATGGAAAATAAAAGAAAAGCCATTCACTTAATTGCAGATTTAGATACAACTTTGCGGATTAGAGAAATACCTGAGACGTTTGAAATTGAATCATTATGAAAATAGACTACACAGACCCAATGAGTATGTTCCGCTCCGGCAAGACCGCAAAGGTGGTAACCGAGCAGGAACTCGCAGAACAGAAGGCTAAAAGAGAACAATCGCACCAACTCGAATTTTGCAAGTGGATTAAACATACCTATCCTGAAATCCGATTCAGGTCCGATATGCAGGCAGGAACCAAAAAGTCTTACGGACTGCAAAATACTATGGACATTTTAGACCCGTTCTCTGGATGGCCGGATGTGTCGATATGGGTTGCACGATCTAATTACTGCGGTCTGATGATTGAGATGAAGCGAGAAAACTCAGGGGCTATATTAAAGGATGGCTCACTATCTAAAGGTAAGCACGTACAGAATCAGCACCAGGTTCATGAGTTTTTGCGTGGATTGGGTTGGAAAGTGGAGATAGCCGAAGGGTGCGAAGAGGCGAAGAAAGTATTGGAAAGTTATTTGAAATCTTAATATTTATTAATATATTGCAGCATGGTTGAAAACATAAAAGATCAGGTTAAGGCATCTGGCCTTAGCCAAAAAAGCATAGCAAAGCGAATAGGTATTTCTAAGGAATATTTAAACATGATGCTAAACGGAAAACAGGACTTACCAGATAAGTACAAAATTGAAATACTTTCTTTGTTAAAAAAAGTTAGTTGAATTTGTTGGCTTAATACATTTTAAATAAAGTTAAAAACATGGCAAAATTAGGTTATACATGGTATCCAAAAGACTTTGCATCCGACCCAGATGTAATGCTTATGACAGCAGCAGAAAGAGGTATTTACCGGGATTTAATTGATCTTGCATACCAAACAAATAATTGCATTAAATATTCACTTGAAGCCTTAACTCGATACACAAACGGCGATATTGAAGACATAAAAAACGTGCTAAAATTGAAAGGAGAAAATAAGAATGGAATTTGGAAAATACCGTCTTGCGATAAGCGTTTACTAATAATTAAGCGCAATTACGAAAACGGAAGTAAGCCAAAACGAAGCCAAACTATAAGCCAAATTGAAGCCAAAAAACAAAAAACGGCAAGCCAAAAGCCGAAGCAAATAGAAATAGAAACAAATACTAAAGTATTTGTTAAGAAAGGACATCCGCTTTTTGCTTACCCCGTTGGGGACGCAATGCGGATGCGATACGAAACTGATCCAGAATTTAGAAAACGCTATGACCTTGATTGTAACTTTCCATTATGATAAAGAAATTTGCACAGATTGAGAAAGAACTCGAAGTATTAAGAGTTGAAGGTATTCAGCGCGGGAACGATACGGGGTTTAAATGCTTGGATGAATTATACTCAATCAAACCGGGTTCTTTTACTTTCGTGCTTGGGCCTCCTCACTCAGGTAAAACAGAATTTTGCTTTGAGTTGCTTTTTAATCAGGCCGAAAAATACGGACGTAAAAGTTTAATCTATTCACCTGAAACCGGAAGCGTTGAACAAATCTATGCTGAGTTAATCCATAAGCGATGCGGAAAGCAAATATTTAAAGCATTGCCAGGTCATGTAACCGATAAAGAATATTACTCAGCAATAAATTGGATTGATGAATATTTCGATGTGATTGATAGCAATGAAAAATCATATTCACTTGATGAGATTTACGGACTTTGCGATAAGAATGATTTAATATTTGCCGACCCTTACAACGAACTTACCCATGACATGAGCAAATTCGGCACAAGGCAGGATTTATACATTGAGGATTTAATTGGGAATATGAGGCGATTTGTAAGTAAAAACAAAAAGCACGTAATTTTAGCTTTGCATCCAACGGTTCAGGAAATGAGTGAGGATAAGGACACAAAGAAAAAATACTACGGAATGGCAACTGCAAGACAGGCAGCAGGAGGGCAATCATTATTTCGTAAGGCTATGGGATGGATTAATATTTGGAGACCTCCGATATTTTTACGTCAGGATGGCGTAGCTTACAAAGACAATGAGGTTATTGTCAATATTGAGAAAGCTAAACCAAAGGGATCTGCAAATCGTGGAACGACTTCATTGTTTTTTGATTGGAAGCGTAACCGATATTATGAAGAGATAAACGGCAATCAGCGTTTTGCCTTTGAGCATGAGAAAGGTGAAAACGTAGTTATGCCGAGAGATTTTACTTTGCCGTTATCAACTGAGTTTGGAGAGGAGGAACCATTTTGAGTAAGTTTATAAGCCATTATGAGGCAAACACAAAAGAACTGCTTTCAGCTATGAATGCTGAGGTAGGTTTAACGTTCGCATGGCTGGAGGATACATTATACCCATCAATAAATTTGATGCGCTTAAAAAGCCTTATTTACGATATTCAAACTGATGTTAAATTGTTTGAGGATAAGAACGGTAAAAGCGATCATACTAAAAAATCACTTGACCGGGCAAATGAAATGGTTGAACTTGCAGACAAATTGGATAAAATAGCAAATCAAAATAATACTGCTCAGTTATTAATAAGGCATAACCAATTAAAAATGAGTGAGTTAATTAAAGAAAACAATCAATTAAAAACAGAACTTAAAGCAATTAATCAGGCATGGAATCAGACAGAGACTTAAAATATGTGTTCAATAAGCTGGATGCTATTAAACCAAGCGAGGTGATAATTATTAAGGATTTTGCTAATGACAGGGTTGATACTTTTATATCCTGCTCCAAAATTTATCACGACACTCACCACAACATAACATTCAATAACTCGTACACTAAGATTAGGAAAGATGAATATACACCAACAAGCACTCACTAAATTCGGCAATCAAGCGCAACACCTAAAACTAATTGAGGAAATGTCAGAACTTATGCAAGCGATTTTAAAAGGTACGAACGTATCTGAAGAGATTGCAGATGTTCAAATCGTACTCGATCAAATAAAACTATTGTATCCTGATTGGATAAGTTGGGAACAGGTGAAGTTAAAAAGATTGGAGGAATTATTAACACCCCCACAAAGGATGGGAGATAAGGAAGGATGAAACTGAAAGTCCATTTATCATTCGCAGGAGAAAGACCGAAAGACGAACTATTTATAACAGTTATACCAAGTATTTACGATTAATGGACACCTACCAAACAACCAAAGGAACGGTAACAGAAATGACTTGGGAGGAATATCAGGAAAAAAAGAAAAGCAAATGAAAGATTTAAGAGGATTAAAAAAGGCATTAAAGGCAATATTTGGATTAAAGCATATTATACT